GACGATGCGCACGAAGTAGACTGGTTGCAAGACTCTTCTACGCCCTGACGTGGCCAACTACAGCGTAGACATTGAAATAGCCATACAAGGCGCTCAAAAACTCAAGGCTTTTGAGAATCAGCTGAAATTAAGTGTCGAATCGGTTGATACTTTAAACAAAACTTTAATGTCTATTGGTAATTTAGTACCTAAAACTTTTAACAATCTAAGCGCCGCGCTGCAAAAAGCTAATAATAATTTTAAACAGAGCATCGTTACAACAAAACAAGGGTATGAAGCCGCAAAGTTACTTGTAAAAGCCGAGTCAGAAGTTAATGCCGAACTGGAGCGCCGCGAAAAACTTTTAAACAGACTTAGAGGCAAACCTACATCTGCTTTTGCCGAATTCAGTCAAGCTGCAACCGCAGTTAGTGCCAACGTAAATTCTCCTGTAGCCCGATCTCTACGCAGGCGCCAAGAAAAATTAGCGGGAGATCCATTTGCTTACGCGGGTCCAATAGGCCCGGGTCCCGCAAGTTCTGTCGCACTCAGCTCATCACTTGGACGCCGCTTAGAAGATGAGATATCTAAGCGCCGAGAAGCTCTTGGGCTTATCCGCGAGACAGTACGCGCCAACATTGAAGAGAGTCGGACAGCGCGTGCAGCACGAGCAGATGCGCTATCCGCCAGCCGTGACCGCGTAAATCAAGCCCGCCTGGAGCGCAACTTGGCGGAAAGAGGCTTGATGATGGGAACAGGGGGACAAGTGCTTCGAGGCATATCTAACGCAGGTTTTGGTATCCAAGGACCCGCTTTGCCTCCAGGAGGAGTTCGACGTCCCAGTTCTATGCAGTTTGGAGGCGGACGGGAAGCTGTAGGTAATGCCATTATTGGCGGCGCATTCCCGTTCTTATTTGGACAAAGTGGCGCAGCTGCTGCAGGCGGTGCGCTGGGTGGCGCTGCGGGCGGCCTTCTTGGAGGAACGTTTGGATTTGGTTTATCGCTGGTTGGAACCGCAATCGGGGACTTTATTGATAAAGCTGATCGACTAAACGCAAGCTTACGCACACTCAATGTAGGTATTGAAAACACAGGAAACAACAGCATAACTACAGCAGGTGATGTAAAACAACTAGCCTCCGCATTAAAACTGGAGACAGATAATGTACTAGAGCTGCTTCGCGCATACGGGCAATTTAGAGACGGTGGTACACGTGAAGCTCTTGTATCTCTTTTTAGCGGTTTCGGTGATTCTGCAACATTTGAAGCAATCGCAAAAGCAGGTTTAAGTGAAAAAGATGCGCTTGAATCTGTATTTAGTCTTAGAAAACTTATAGGTAATGAAGCTGCTAAAGCTCTTGCGCTGAGCATCCGCACAGGCAGCGCCCTTGAAATTCAGCAAAAGCTTTTAAAACTTATTGCAGATGAAAGTATCAAAGTAAAAGTTGCAGCGGCTTCACAGGTAAGTTTTTGGGATGAGATTCGTGGACGTCTTGCCCAAGGCGTTGTACTTGCGGCTCGTTTTGCCAGCATTATTCAAAACCTTCAGTTTGGCGGTATAAAACTGCCCATATTTGATCAGATAATTAATAAATTAAAAGGTATATCTCCAGAGTCAATAGCCAAAGATCGCGGTAAAGCCCTAGAAAAATCACTTAAAGCCGACATTGATCGTATCAATAAAGCATTAGACAAGGAGACCGAGCTTCTGGGTTTGGAGCGCGACCTAACAAAAGAGCTGCAGCCTCAAAAAGAGGGCCGCAAGAGCCAAGTGGCACAACTTCAAAATCAATACCTGGCATTGCGTGATCAGTTAACTGTTCAAAAAGATTTATATCAAGCAGAGCTAGCAAACAACGATATAGCCGTAGTGCGATTTAATCAAGCTATAAAACTACTGGATCTGCGTAAACAGGAAAATGAAGTTGCTTTAGAGGATATACCTACCAACGAAAAAGCGGTAAAACTCCGCACGATCCAGCTGGATCGCACTAAAGCGAATTTAGAAGCAATGTACCAGATTGCTGCTATTGAACAGCGTCTGAATGAAGCGCGACAGCAAGCTTTAGGTAACAGCAACGAACGTATAAACCGTTTAGCAGCAGAAATTCAAGGTAAAGAACGCGATTACGAGCTAACTCAACGAATCAGCGAACTTGAAAAAGCCGGGCTTGATCCTGCTGACGCTAAAGCTCAAGCAGAGACAGAGTTCCAGTTACTTGAAATTAAGAATGAACAAGTAAGAACACAACAAAGACTTAACGATCTTGTGGGTCAGTTCGGTAGCACGACTCTTTCCGTTTTTGAAGACATTGTTTTTGCAACGGACAGCTGGACAAACAGCCTTGGTAATGCACTGCGCCTCATGGCCAGTTCGCTGTTCCGTTATGGCTTAACCAGTCTCGCTAATGCCGGTGATCCGGCAGGTCAAGGGATTGGACTACTAAGCATCCTTACAGGCGGTTTTGGAAAACGCGCAGCCGGCGGTCCGGTCTCTGCCGGCTCGCCCTATCTCGTCGGCGAGCGTGGTCCCGAACTCTTCATGCCGCGCACCAGTGGCAGCATTTACCCCAACGATGCGATGGGCATGGGTGGCGCAAACATTGTCGTGAACGTCGATGCCGGCGGCTCTAGTGTTGGAGGCGATCCCGGCCAAGCCAACCAACTCGGCAAAGCCATCGGCATCGCCGTCCAGCAAGAACTCATCAAACAAAAACGTCCCGGAGGCTTGCTCGCCTAATGGCCACCTTCCCCGCCATAACCCCCACCTACGGCGCCCAAAAGAACAACCGTCCCAACGTCCGCACGGTCCAGTTCGGCGACGGCTACCAGCAGCGCCTGACTTACGGGCTCAACCAAAACCCCAAGAGCTGGAACTTGACCTGGGAAGTCTCCGAAACCGACGCCGACACAATCGAGACCTTCCTCAACAACCGCGCTGCCGACAACGCCAGCTTCGACTGGACTCCCCTTGACGAAGCCACCTCCTACAAGTGGATTTGCCCCGAGTGGAACAAATCCGTCCCCTACAAAAACCGCGCCACCATAACGGCCACCTTCCAGCAAGTATTTGAACCCTGATGGCGTATTCAGCCTGGGCTAGTTCAACCGCATACGTCGTTGGCGACATTGTCCGCGCCAGCAGCCTGCAGGCATCCGGTCTCGTCTTCCAATGCACCACGGCTGGCACCAGCTCCAGCACCCAACCCGCGTGGCCAACTGACATTGGTAGCACCATCACCGATGGCACGGTTGTCTGGACAGCGATCAGCAGCGTCTACGAAGAACTTGCTGCACTGGCACCAAGCGCCATCATCGAACTGTTTGAGATGACGCTGGATAGCACGTTGCACGGCAGCAGCGACACCTACCGCTGGCACAACGGCTGCAACGCCAACGTCACCGGCAACATCACATGGAATGGCAATGCTTACACCCGCCTACCTGTTAAGGCCGAAGGTTTCGAGTACACCAACACCGGCACATTGCCACGCCCCACGCTGACCATCAGCAACTTGGACGGCACAATGACCACGCTGTTATTGCTGGTCAACGTCACCACACCCGGCAACGACCTCGGTGGCGCCACGGTTAAGCGGATCCGCACCCTGAAAAAATACCTTGACGGCGAGACCGCAGCAGATCCCCACGCCAAGTTCCCCGACGAAATCTGGTACGTGGACCGCAAGGCAAGCGAAAACCGCGACTCAGTGAGCTTTGAGCTAGCAAGCAAATTCGACCTTGCTGGCGTGATGATTCCCAAGCGCCAAATCATTGCCAACATCTGTCAGTGGAAATACCGCAGCACCGAATGCGGCTATACCGGCAGCAATTACTGGGACATCAATGACAACAGCGTTGGCACCTTGGCAGCCGATAAATGCGGCAAGCGCCTCAGTTCCTGCAAACTTCGATTTGGGGCAACTGCTGAACTCCCATTTGGCTCATTCCCAGGTGCTGGTCTGACTGAATGAAACTTAGCGACAGCATTAAACAGATTGCACTGGAGCACGCCAAGGCTGAGTTCCCAAAGGAATCCTGCGGTCTGGTGTCGGTGGTCAAGGGTCGCAAACGATATTTTCCCTGCCGGAATATGGCCGAAACCCCAGACGAGCATTTCGTGCTTGACCCCGCCGATTACGTCGCCGCCGAAGACCAAGGGGAAATAGTGGCTGTGGTGCATAGCCACCCCAAGACCAACCCGGCACCATCCCAAGCCGATCGCGTTGCCTGCGAAAAATCCGGTTTGCCGTGGCACATCGTCAACCCCCAAACCGAGCAGTGGGACTATTGCGAACCCGAAGGTTTCGAGCTGCCCTACGTGGGACGGGAGTTTGTCTTTGGGATTATCGACTGCTACAGCCTATGCCGCGACTGGTACAACCGCGAATTTGGCCTCAATCTGCGCGACTACGACCGGCGCGACCAATTTTGGCTCAAGGGTGAGAATTTATACCTAGACAACTTCGCAAACGAAGGCTTTTACCCCATCCCGCTGGAGGAACTGCAGTACGGCGACGCCATCCTGATGCAACTGCAGTCCCCCCTGCCCAACCACGCCGCCGTCTACCTCGGCGACCAGCTGATTCTGCACCACCTCCAGGGACGGCTCAGTAGTAGAGATGTGTTTGGCGGCTATTATCTGAAAAGCACCGCCCGAGTCCTGCGGCATGAAAGTCGTTAAGGTCTACGGCGCACTCCGCAAAAAGCTGGGGCAATGCCGTTTCCAATTTGATGTTGATACTCCAGCGCAGGCATTTAAGGCACTGTGCGTAAATTTCCCCGGCTTGGATAAATGGTTTATTGACAGCGAAAAAGAAGGAATTGGCTATCGCGTAACTATCGGAAAAGAAAAAATACAAGAACACAATGTAGTTCTTGCGGCATGTCCATACAGCGACCGTGAAGTATTAAGCATTACTCCGGTTATCGCCGGTGCTGGTGGCAGCGGAGCGCAAATAGGTCTGGGCATCGGACTAGTCGCGCTTGCAATTTTGGCTGCTCCGGTGGGTGGCGGATTTTTGGGACTCGGCGCTGGCGCATTTGGTAGTGCAGGTACCGCTGCTGTTGGCGGTGTAGTAGGTCTGGGCGGAAGTCTTGGGACAGCAGCGTCGGGCTTCATTCTTGGTAGCGCTGCGTCCATTGCAATCGGAACAATCGGCGCCGGCTTGCTTTTTACAGGTATTGCCCAAGCAATTTCACCTTCCCCGGTTCAGTCCACATCCACTTTTGAACGTGGCCGCGAAGCCGCAAAGATGGAATCATTCACCTTCTCCGGCATCGTCAACACCGCAAAACAAGGTTTACCTGTCCCTATTGCCTACGGGCGCGTATTTGTTGGCTCCGCTGTTCTCTCCAGCGGTCTTGACGTGGATCAAACCCAATGACACGAATTGTTGGCGCTGGCGGCGGCGGTGGCGGTGGCGGCTGCTTTTTAGGGCACACACCTGTTGCCACACCAGCAGGCAATCGCCGCATTGATGAGCTGCAGCCAGGCGATCTTGTCTGGAGCTTTGACGACGCCGGCAAAATCCAAGAAGCCAAAGTCCTCAAGGTCCACGAGCACGAAGGCGAGCGCGTCATCCGTTATCGGCTCTGGGGCGGCCAGCATCTTGATGCCACCCCGAACCACTGGGTTCTAAACCAGTTCAATGCTTTCGTCGAGATCGACACGCTCGGTTCTGACGATTGCCTCGTTGACCACAACGGCCATCTTCGCCCCATCGTCGGCAAGACCGAATTCTGCACTGGCACGGTCTACAACCTGACGGTCGAAGGTCATCACACCTTCATCGCTGGCGGCATCCGTGTACACAACGCCGGTTTAGGTCTTGGCATCGCCGGTTCTGGTGGTGGCGGTGGAGGCGGCGGTGGAAGCAAAGGTGGCGGTGGCGGCGGCGGTGGAAGTCGCACCCCAACAGAAGCCGATGATTCGCTCCAGTCCGTCCAATACGGCAGCGTGCTGGATCTGCTGTCCGAAGGTGAAATTGACGGCATTGAAAACGGCAATAAAGGCGTCTACCTAGCTGGAACTCAGCTTGAAGACAACGCCGGCAACAACAACTTCTCGGGCTTCACGATTGAAACGCGCAACGGTACACAAGCCCAGAGTTACATCAGCCAGCAGATTGGCACCGAGAGTGAAAAAGGCGTAAACGTCGAAGTCTTCAAAGACACGCCCGTTGTCCGCACCATCACGGATTCCGACGTGGATCGTGTGCGTGTCACGCTACAAATCCCCGCCCTACAAATCTTCCAAGACAACGGCGACATCATCGGCCACAGCGTTCAAATTGAAATCCAAGTCCAGTACAACTCCGGTGGATACACAACAGTTGTAACTGACACCATCAGCGGTAAAACCAGCAATCCTTACCAGCGGGATTACATGCTCTCGCTTTCTGGAGCATTTCCCGTTGACATCAAAGTTGTTCGCGTCAGCGACGACGAAATAACAACACGCCGCCAAAACCTAACCTACTGGTTCAGCTATACCGAAATTATCGACGAAAAACTCAGGTATCCCAATAGCGCACTTACGTACCTTCGTTTTGATTCGCGCCAGTTTGATTCAATCCCGACCCGCAAATATCTGATTCGCGGTATAAAAATTCAGTTGCCTAGCAACGCTACGGTTGACACCACAACCCACATAGGTCGTGTTACTTATGCAGGCGTCTGGGATGGAACTTTTGGCGCTGCTACGTGGTGCAATGATCCCGCCTGGTGCCTATATGACCTGTTGACCAACACGCGCTATGGCGCCAGCATCCCCGCCAGCAGCTTGGATAAATACGACTTCTACGCAATCAGTCAATACTGCAACACGCTGGTTAGCAACGGACGCGGCGGACTGGAGCCGCGTTTCTCCTGCAACCTGCTAATTAACAGCCGCGACGAGGTTTATAACGTTATCCAAGAGATGACTAGCCTGTTTCGTGGCATTGCCTATTACGGCGCCGGTTCGCTGGTACTGCAACAGGACAAACCGACCGATTCGCAGTATTTACTAGGACCAAGCAATGTTATTGATGGCATTTTCCTGTACAGCGGCACATCACAAAAAGCACGCCACACTACCGCAACAGTTGCTTGGCAGTCTTACGACACTCTTGGCGAAGTTGAGTACGAATACGTTGAAGATGCGAGCGCAGTAGCCAAATACGGCATAATCAACAAAGACATCAAAGCACTGGGCTGTTACAGCCAAGGCCAAGCGCACCGTGCCGGTAAATGGGCGCTGCTGAGCGAACAGAACCTGACCGAAACTGTCACCTTCTCGGTCTCAATCGACAGCGGCATCATCTTGCGTCCCGGCATGGTGATCGACATTGCCGATCCGCTTAAGGCTGGGACACGCCGCAGCGGTCGCATCAGTTCCGCCACCACAACCGCCATCACCGTTGATAGCAGCACCAACCTCACCGTCAACCTGTCAAACAGTCCAACAATTTCGGTTCTGATGCCAACTGGCTTGGTGGAAACCAAATCCATCAGCAGTATCTCTGGTACAACGATCAACGTCAGCAGCGCATTTAGCGAAGCACCTAACGCCAACGCCATTTGGCTGATTCAAACCAGTGATATTGAAGCTCAGCAATATCGCGTACTGAATGTTGCCGAAGCAGAAGATGGCGTAATCGGTGTAACAGCATTGGAGTACAACAGCACGATTTACGACGCTATTGAATCGGACATCACCCTTACCGAGCGCGACATTACAAACCTGTCCGCCAAGCCTGATGCCCCAACCAATATTGATGGCACCGAATACCTATACCAAGACGGCCAAAGCGTATTTTCCGGCTTCGATCTGAGCTGGACCAGCCCCAAACAGCGCGTCAACGAATTCCGAGTCAAATACCGGATCGACAACGACAACTGGAGCCAAGCAAACACCACCTCGCCATCGCTGCAAATCCGCAGCACACGCAAAGGAACTCTTTACATCCAGATCACTGCAATCAACTATCTAAATAAAACCAGCGATGTTTCCACCGCGCAGTTCGACCTCATCGGCAAGACCGCGGTTCCAGGCAACGTTCTAAACCTCACCTTTGAGGCAATCAACAACAACTCCGGTCGTCTTCGCTGGACCGAAACCGTTGACCTTGACGTAAAAGTCGGCGGCAAAATTCACATCCGCCACAGCAGCCTGACCGACGGCACGGCCACCTGGAGCAATAGCGTTGACCTGATCCCCGCCAAATCCGGCAGCTCAACGGAGGCCATTATTCCGCTGGTGGAAGGCGAAGTGCTGGCGAAATTTGAAGATGACGGTGGGCGGCAATCAGCGAGCGAAGCCAGCGTAATCATC